GTGGACCCCGGTCGATTCCCGTGGAAGTACTGGGCGCAGTCCGCCATGGCAGACTTGGTCACGTTTCCGAAACCACCATCTACTGCTCCGGAGTAGCAGCGGGAGCCATCTGGGAAGATTTTGGTCCGCATGTACTGCTGAAGTGCCAGGGTTGTCCAGTATCCCCAGACACCGTCGCACTCGCGGCTCTTGGAGTAGTAGCCAACCTTTTGCAGGAATCGCTGCATGTTGACGTTGGTCTGGAACCCTGCCTTGCCGTCCAGGAGGGTATCTTTTGCTGGGTAACTAGCCATTTTCGGCTCCGTTTCTGCCCGTTGCGGGCATTGAAAAAGCCCCGCGCCGGTTGCCGCGAGGCATGGGATAGCCCGCCAGAAACATTCCTGGCGGGCTAAATCTATGAGTGGTTACTTGTCGCCGTCGTAGCGGCCGGGGTCGGCCTCAGTAGGCTCGTGAGGATCCGAAACCGGGTAAGCGGTCTTTGCCTTGCGGGCGCGCTCCCAAAGACCCTCGCTGATCTTGCTGACATCCGAGTCGGTCATCATCACGTTCAGCTCTTGAAGTTTGACCGGCTTGGAAATGTCGGTGTTGCCTGCGGCGACGAAACCGAAAGCGGCGCCGATGACACCGAGCACCGCGCCACCACCTACCGCCCAGACAGGCGCGGGGGCTTGCACGGCTGCGCTGTAGGCGAGGATCGAGGACTGCGCCAGCGACAGCACGCCGAAGCCGATGTACAGCGCGTTGCGGATCTGCGCGGGGATAAGTTGAGTCCAGTTCTTCATTGGGAAATCCAATCTGATTGAGGGTATGAAAAGCGCCGGCCGCGAATGGTCACGGGCGGCGAAGGCAGGGCAGAGAGGCCTATTGTCCGTTCTGCTGGTTCAGATAACGCTGGAACGCTTCAACCGTGGCCGGTCCAAACTTGCCGTCGAGCAGCCACTTCGAAGCCGGATAAAGCCCCTTCTTGCGGAGGAACTGCTGCAGCGCCAGATAGGTGTAATATCCTGGCTTGCCGTCGATTGCCCGGTTGTAGAGTCCGTGACCATTGAGCCATTCCTGAACGGCTTTCCAGGTGTAAGTTCCTGGGTCGCCGTCAATCGCCCGCTCATAGAGGCCAAGCTGGGACATGAGAATCTGAGTAGCCTCAACGGATTTCTTACCGAATTTTCCATCGGCCGCGAGGTTCGCATAATCCGTTGGGCGCTTCGATGTCGGCTTAGTGGCTGGCTTAGGCTTGGATGTGTTTCCGGTCGGCTTCACATTGCCGATTGCACCGGATCGAATCCGGTCGGCCACGCGCTTCAACAGAGCGAGACCGCCCTGCAGCTCAAAGTGCATTTCATCCTTGCGGCCTCCGTAATCGCCGCCCCAGCGAACGGACCCGTCGAGGTCCTTTAGGATTCGACGAATTGCGGCCTCATCCGAGTTGCTGAACGTGTCCACAAGGCCTAGTCCGTGGATTGGCGCGTTCAGGTCAATGGCCCAGCCGGTCTGGTGCTCAGAGGGGATTCCAGCCGCCTCGCGCACGTCGCGCTTGGCATAGCCCCACGACCAACCCTTGACGATCGGCTCAACTTCAGAGTTGAACCGCTGGCAAAGGTAATCAAGAATCACCTGGCCGTCACCGGTGCGCACCTTGCCGGTGATCCATTTGAAGCTCACTAGCCGAGAAGAGCCAGGCTCTAACAAGTCCCAGCCGAGTCGAGAAACAGCCATCTTCGAACTCACTTTCCGCCCATTTTTTGGGCATAAGAAAAGCCCCGGCGCGTTTGCACCAGGGCATGAAAAACCGCCTCGCGGGCGGTCTAGTTGTTCTTTGTTTTGGTTCCCCATGTTTGGCCTAGTTGCTCAACTATGGGTTGGATCGTGTTGACCTTGTCGGCAAGTGCAGCGACCCGATAGGCGGTTTCGTCGCCTTCTTTGTCCTTGGCTTTTGAAATGGCCACGTGCTCTTGGAAGTCATTCGTCAATTGCTCAACGCTGGCAACAAGCTTGTCCTGGGTGGCGATCATCTTGTCCTGCTCTTCGCGCATGTTCGTAGTGTGGTCGTTCTCCACCTGGTGCCGGACTCGCTCCAGCACTTCGGCTTGCCCGTCCAGCTTTTTCGTTTGCGCTTCCTGCCACCTTTTCAAACCAGGTTTCTCATCGGTGCCGACCAAGGTATTCACCAGGGAAACGAACTTGCTGATGAACGGAAAAAGCTTGAAGCATGTCAGGACGATCAGCCAGAAGATGAAAAGGATTATGGCTACGGGTAGCAAGATCGCCGGTTGCGCTAATTGTTCAATCCATCCAGGCATCATGCCGCCTATCAATTTTCATTCGATTCTGCATTGGATACCTTTCATATTTTGTGGAAATCATTCATCGAGCCGCCGGGTGGCCGCCGGCAGATGGCCGCCTTCAAAAGCCTCCCAGATCCTCAGATCCTCCTGCCCAAGGGACCACATGGCGATTCCAGCCAAGTTCCAGTCGAAGTGCGCCCTGGATCTCCAATGGGTGATCGTCGTTGCGTCGGTCAGGTAGACGATCGAAGCACCGTCCCGATCCAGCACATGGATGCGGCCCAGCCACAAATCGTGGTCAAGGATCCTCACCCGGACGGGTGTTTCGACTCCGGGATTGATCGGGATGTCTTTCCAGTGGGTGTAGACCCAGTCCAAGCTGATGCCCGTTTCGCGGGTCTCGGTTTCGTCCACATCAGTGTTGGGCCGGAATTGGTTCTTGTCGTTCCAGGTGACATCTGTGCGCTGGATCCGCCCGAGTATTTCGGCCTGCCCGTTGATTTCCACTTCGAGCGCTTCCCGGGGCATGTACCACCAAGCATCTCCAAGATAGATGTGGTCAATCCAAACTGTGCCCGTACTTCCATACTCGGTGGACCCGCCTGGTGGCGTGGTCTGTGCTTCAAGGTGCAAAGGAACTGTGGTCTCGGCATTCGAGAAGTAGACCCGAGCCGACCCGTCGCGCACACGCAGGGCCAGAACGCAGCGGCCTACTTGAGGATCACCGCCGACGCGCTGCGCTCCGACCTGTTTGCTGGCCAGGACCGTGCTGCCTCGCATGAGCCGCAGCTGGCCAGTGTTGGTCAAGTCCGCGGTGATCCCCTGCGATGAGATGCTGAAGCGCCCGGCCGTGGCGAACTGGAACCTGGCCATGGCGTACAACCGCTGGTTCCCGAAGTCGTGGTTGAACCGGAGCGTCCCGTTTCCTCGGTACTGCTTGTACGATTCGGTGACCTGCGAGAACTGCCACGCGCCCGAAGGCTGCGTGTAGATGGCGTTCAGCTGCTGCTGGCTGGTGGCGTAATCATCGATGATGGTCGCGGCCACCGGGTCGCGCTGAATGACTTCCATGGTCAGCGAGTAGCCGCGCTTCGGCGAGACGAGATCTCCGCTGGATGCTGTCACCGGATCCGGTCGCATCGAGTATTCGGCGTACGTGGAACCGACCGAGTTATCGGCGATGCTCCACTGGGGAGTGCCGGCAGGCTGTCCGTAGCGGACCGCATAATTTCGGTTGGCAAACACACCGGAGTAAACGCCGACGGAATGGTCCCACTGCGTGGGCTCTTTCCAGTCATAGACATCCAAGAATCCCCAGAGGGTTTGACTGGATTCGTCCCGGTAGCAGATCCATCCAATGGGATGATGGGTTCCGGTATCAGACCAGGGACGCGCCCCGGTGAAGTATTGCCAGGCGCTGTAATATGTTCCCGAGACGCCGCGGCGCGCAGCGCCCCAGCTTTCCGGATAGTCATGGATCGACCAGAAGTACGCATAGAGGGGCAAGCCCATGCTGATCTTGGCCGGGTCCACTTGCGACGAAGCCCAGTCGTAGACATCCTCCAGCCAAAAGCCCGGCGACACCGGCCCAGGCGCGCTGCCCGACCAGGCGAAGTCATACGACATGATGCTCATGTGGTCCAGGATCTCGCCGAGCTGCTTGTAGCGCACCCAGTTCTCGCCGCCCACCGAGCCGGTGGCCGTCAACGCCGGCAACGCCCCTGAGGCCTTCTTTCCCAGCGAGCGCGCACGGTTGGCGACGACCCGGAAAACCTCTTCCGACTCGGCCGAGCGGAAGTCGCCGCCGGATTCCATGTCCAGATCCACGCCATACAACCACGGATACGCTTCGAACATCTTGGACTGCACCTCATCGGCCAGATGATTCCGGGCCGTGGCCGAATTGCGCAGCGCCTCGAAAATCGCGAACGGGCCGTCCACCAGGTCATCCATGTTCCGGAAGCAGCCCCACCACCGGATGTGCGGCCACTTCGCCCGATAGACATCCAGCAGCACTGGATCGAACGACTGCGTCAAAGTGCCCTCAGCATTCACTCTCCACCCGAAGATGCTGATGTCGGTGATGCGATCCCCGTAGTTGTCCAAGGCCATGCGTATCCGCTCAGTCCACGACAAGCCAACCCAAGCCCAAACGTGTTCGCTCATTACTCCCTTTCCGTCCAGCCGAGCCTCAAGTGCGCCCGCGACGCAACCACGGTGTCCAGATTCAGATCCTGCCGTTCGGTAATGATCGGCACGAGCCCATACCCATGGCTGGCAGTATGCCGTTCACCATCGGCGAGCGCGGGTCCGTTGAGTGTTCCGAATCGGTAGGAGCCGATTTGAGTGCGGCCTTTGCCTCGGACGTTGATTGTGAGTGGTGTGGCTTTTCCGGCGTTGGATAGGGCCACTACTTTTAGTCCGGGGTTGATGACCCCGTTTCGGTATTGTTCGCGTGTGGGCGTGGTTCCGGTTTCTGCTGGATTGGGAACTATTCCTGTGGCTTGTTCTCCTGGTTGGAGTTGGATATCGGTGATCAGCACTGCGGCGGATAGTGGTACGTCTGTGGCGGTGATTCGGAGTTTGATGGATTGGACTGGTTTGTCGACGTGGATCGGTTGCTGTAGGCGCAATGTTTCTTCCTGCCCCTCAGATGGACCGCCGTGGCGCGGTGAACATGCACGATACTTCGGTGCGTTCGGCGAGATACCAGCCGGTTTGCGAGTGTGGGCGTTTCCATACTCGGCCGTCGGTCATGAGGAAGATTCCTTGCAGGGCCGAGTCGGGAGTGTTCACCACCGGTTTGAACTGGTTGGGTAGTCCCTCAAGAATGTTTCCCGCGGCCTCATTGATGATTCCCGAGGGATTCACGCGCAACTGCACCGTCACAAGGTTTGGCGTGATCTGGCCCCACACCGAGAATGCGCCTCCGGTGGAAGTTGTAGCGATCCCGGGAGACATGAAAGCGCTCAAGTCGTAGATCGGGTACAGCGATGGGTACGGGGTTGCCAGGACTGGCAGTTCAAGAGCCATTATCCTTTCCTCCAACCTGTGAGCATGAATCCGATCTCGGTTTCGTTCGCGGGATTCTGTCCGGTGCGCGTGGGGATGAGAATCCGTCCGGCTGTATCTGCCACGACTTGCGTCAAGGCGATGTTGTAGGCCGCGACGCCAACGATGGCCGCGCCAACCCTCAACTCAGGTGGCAAGTCCTGCATGATCACCCAGCCGCCGCCTGCTGACACTGGCACGAATCCTGCCGGGATCAGGATGCGGACAGCATATTTGATCGTGTTTCCGTCCGGCTGCGCGGCGCAGGCGCCAGTGAACCTAGGAACGAGGCCCGGAGCCAGGAAGTCCTTCAGGTCGAACCAGGGCTTATCGTCCGGGTAGCGAGTGGGCAGAGTCGCCAGGTTAGCCATCTATTCGCTCCGTTCTGATTTCGTTCCGAGCTTCGGCCGGGTCAAGCCGATGCGCCCTGCTGCGGTGCTTGTCTTGCCCACGATGACGAAGGCGGGCCTTGCAGCCTGGTTGGCGGGCAAGATGAAGTCGTGTTCCACGTTGTAGGACCAGTCCGGCCATGCGGTCAACGACAGCTCTGCGTTGCTGCCGGCCGCTGTTGATCCGTTCATGTAGTCCACGCGGGGCCGGATTGAGCCGACCCCGGCGACATCTTGGAGCAGCACTTGCAGGTTCCATCCGAATGGCCGGCTGGTAGCTTGCGTTGTCGCGTCGTATGGGAACCAGAAGCCGATGTCGCCGGTGCCCGGCAGCGCCGCCACGTCGATCCAGGAGATCCACCCGTAATCCGGATCCCACAGGGTGCTGATGAATGAGTTGTTGCCCGACGCGTCGCCTCGCCAGACCTGGGCGGGAGCCATGATCTTGTTCAGGTACGTTTGCTGCTGATTGATCTGGTTCTGCAGCGCATCGATGCGATCGTTCACTTCATCACTTCCTTCCGGTGGAACCACGCCAGCTGACCACGGCAGTTCAGTTGTGTGCGCAAGCCACCCGGACACCGCCCCGCCTGGTTGCAGCATCAAGTCGGTGATATCAACCTGCGCTCCGCTCGGCAATGCCTTGATCGTCGTGCGGAGCTTGATCAACGCTGGCTTCTGGCTGATCCTCAGGACGCCTTGCATCAGTCCTCCTAGGACAATTCGAGGTCAATGGTTTCGCTGCTGCCATCCTCATAGGTGACCACCGCCTGCACCGAGACGTTTGGAGACCATCCCGCCGGCCCCTGCGAGACCAGATTCATCGAGAATGCGTAGGCATCCCGGTTATCCGGCGCCACGGTCTGCTCGATCCAGCGTTCACCAGATCCGCTGAATCGCACGGCCTTATCCCCGGTTCCATGTCCAGGCACCACCTGGGCACCGAAATGCGCCCAATGCGCCAGGTCATTATCGAACCTGGAATTCAGCAGCAGGTTGAACGGCACCAAATCGAAAGTGCCTACGCCGGAACCAGTATCAAGAACACCGGAATCCGTGGTCTCGGAAGACCCCAACTCCCGCAGCTTGGCTGACAAGGTGATCTTCGAATTCCATGGCCGGATATCCCCACCTCTTCATCGACAACCGTCACATAATCGCCAGCATCGAAGCGATCCAGATCAGAGTCTGTCTGGACGCTGAAATCGCTGACCGTCACCTCATACGAGCGTTCCGGACGGGATCTCTTCGCCAGCGTCGCCTGGGCCATGGCCAGCATCGTGTACGGCGAAGTCCCAGACTTGAAGTCGTAGACTGCTTCCTTGACCTCAGTCGTGAAAGAGAAATCCTCCACGTACGGCTTGCCGCCGTTGATCGCGGCAATGGTCAGCCCGTCTTCGTTCTTCGCGTAGATCCGGGTCACCAAGCTCGTCGTATCCACGACACTCTTGCTGTCGGTCAGCCCTCGGCCTTGGAAGAAGCCGATGCCCTGGTCACGCCCGCTGGAGGCCACCAGAGAAACCCGGCGGTTCGTGTTATCAAACAGCAAGTCTCCGCCATGGTTCGTCTGCACTGCTCGAAGCAGCTCCAACGGGTTCGTGTCCTCCGTGCTCCACGTGCGCAACGACGTCACATTCGCGACACCCACCGTCCACCCTGTACCGGCGAGCGCGATGGTCATGACATCACCGGCGGTGACTTGCTGGAATTCGCGGGCATTGATTTGGCCCTTGGTGGCCAGTTCGTAGAATCTGGCTTCGGCGTAGACGTCCAGGAGGATGCGTCGGCCGGCTCGGGCTTTGGTGATGCGGCGGATCCAGTAGGTTTCGTCAGCGACGGTGATGCGTCGTTCTGCTTCGAGTACTCCGGCGTGCTTGTGGTTTGCCGGGATCTGCATCTCGAATTTTTGCTCGCCGTTGACTTCGTTGGTGACGACTGCGGAGAGTGCGTCGATGATCCCGGCTTCGGGAGTCTCGTCGTTCCAGAGAATCACTGGCGCGTGAGGATACTTGGGCGGTGGCGTGTCCTCCCATTGACGTGCGTTCACGGTGACGGTGAACGTCTGGGTAACTTGACGCCCTATTTCGTCGGTGAGCGTGATGCTGGCTTCGCCGGTTCCGACTTCGAATCCTGCTGCCAGCGTGAGAGTGCTGCCGGCGATCGTTGCCACGGTGATTTTCGG